GCATGATGTATAAGTCCCTTCGGGACTCTATTGGAGTCGGTTTTCGGGAAAGATAAGATTATATATTATTGACCCTACCCCCCTATAAACTATACCTGTAACTATAACTACACCTTGCACAATAATTCACATACAAAACCTCTGATTTTTTAACTTTGCGTTTCGCTTGTATAAGGAACCCTATTGCAGTTATAATTTTGGAAATGGTTTTGCGGGTAAGAATGAGGTATTACGCTCAAACTCTTCTCCAAAAGATTCACGCTTGCCCGCAAAATTTTTTTAGGAGAAAAAAAGTATGGCAAATGTTCTAGATACAGATTATTCATTTTTAAATTTGCCTACTGCTGGCTCAAATGTTCCTGGACCAATTAATTTACCGAAATTTGACCCAAACGATTTTACTTTTAGTTCTTTAAAAAACAGAATCCCTGTTGAAAATTTGGTTGCTTCAAGAATGTTTCCTCTCTCTGGCCCAAATAATGAAGGTATGAATAATAATACCTCTGTTGGTGCGATTGAAAAACTTGGAGCAACCCTCGGCAAACAAGTTGCTGATTTGCAAAGTCAGATTGATGAGTTAACTGCAGAAAATAATTCTTTATTGGCAGAAAGAGATTCAGTTGTATCTCAGTTAGAACAAGTTACAGGCGCTCAACAAGCTTTTTCATCTCAAGCTGAAAATTATGAAAATACTATTGCAGATTTACAAAATCAAATACTAGAATTACAAAATGTTCAACAACCTCCAGTATATGCACCTCCTCCACCTCCTCCACCACCGGTAGATGTAATTCCGGTGGATGTTCCTGATGGTGGCGGTATAGACTACGGCGGAGGCGAAGGACCGCCTGTTTTAAACAAAATGCCGCCTAGAGAACAACCACCAGCAGAAGATTTTGGTTTTGGTCCAGGTATAAGACGTTCAGAAGATTTTTTTAGGCCTGAAGATTTAAAGATGCCACCACCTCCTCCTAATCAAATACCCCCGCAAACACCAATGGCTCCAATAATGCCTATGGCTCCTGCCAAACCTATATTGCCTCCTACAATAAGTAAACCAAATCCGAATCAGGCTGGTATTGGTGGATTTTTAGGTGAAGAATATGGCAGAATGATGATGAGATAACTAAGGATTAAATTATGAGTAAAATAAATATGCTTTCAAGAACCAGAGATTTAACCAAACAAGTTCTAGGAAATCCAGGACGTAGACAACAGATGATGGGTAGAAATATTCCAGGAAGAGGCGCTCCTGGAGGTATTACCTCTGCAAGCCTCTTTTCCCGTGCAAAGGATATTCCTCAGCAGAAACTTGCAAAAATTGCAGGTGTATCTTCTGCTTTAGGTGCAGCAAGCTCAGGAGGTTTACTTTTAAACAACTTTGAGCCTGAAGAAATAGGTGCAGCAATTGCAAATATGAAATTAGGTTTTAATGAAGGTATGCAAATGTTAAGACAGAAAGCTGCAGATTTTGCCAAAGTTCCGCAAGTTTATTTTTTAAAATTGGAGCAAGGTTATAAAGATGAAATGCGCAAACAACAAGAAATGCAAAACATACAAGAGTTTGCTGACCCTATGGGTGCGCCAGAAGAACTTGCGCCTACTATTGAAGAGCAAGCAATTCAACCAGTATCTTTATTTATGGCTGAAGGAGATGAAGTTGTTAGATTTGAAGATAGACCTCCCAGCATGCAAATATTTTCTTTACAAACTTCAATTGATAATTTAATGACAGAATATGAAATGGCAGTTCGTAATAAAGAATTTGCACGTGCGCAAAAAATTGCAGATGAAATTGACCAAATAGAACAACAAAAAATAGCAATCAATTCTAAAATGATAGGAATGAAAGATGGTGATGAAGTAAAAAAAGAATTTCCTAATCCAGGCTTGAAAGCTTTATATGAAAGTGGCGAAAAGGGTAGGGATGCGGTAGAAGCTATGGGTTATCAAGCAGGCGATGAAGTAAAGCAAGGCTTATTTTCAGAACAAAATAATAGAATACAACAACTATATTCAGGAGCAACTGATGCAGAATTAGGAATGCTTGGACAGATTCAAAGAACTGACATCATACCAGGGACTCCTGAAGATATTGAAAAAAGAATATATCTACTTGAAAAAGAAATAGCTAATCAATTTAAAGAATATCATAATGCGCTAGAAGGTGGATTTAAAGAACAAGCAGCAGCAAAGCAACAAGCATTACAAAAAATGATGGACCAAAGGCTTGAACTTAAAAATGAATATGCTAATCAATTTAATTCAAATAAAGCTAAAGGTATGGCCGAAGGCGGCGAAGCTATAGACGATGATTTAGAGAGTATTCAAATGTCTGAAGAAGATGCTATGAATGAAATGAATCAATTGGCTCAATCTCCAGAAGTGCAAATGATTGAGCAACTTATTGGAGTGGTTCAACAACTTATAGCGCAAGGTGTAAGTGAAGAAGAAATAAAAATGTTTTTGAAAGAACAAGGTTTGGATGATGAAGATATTGAAGCTTTGTTTCAAATGATTGCTGAATCAGGTATGCAACAAGAGCAAGGCGCAAATATAGACCAACAATTGCAAAGTATAATGTAATTAAATGAACTTCTCGCAGCTAACCGAGACAGAGCTAAAAGAGGCTCTGATGCTCAAAGAAAAGCTAGACGGCTTTGAGACCCAAGATAAATGTCAAAACGATTTTTTGTTCTACGTGGAACATATGTGGCCAGAGTTTATATGTGGCCGTCATCATAAAATATTTGCAGAAAAGTTAAATAAAGTAGCGACAGGAGAAATCAAACGTTTGATTGTAAATATGCCACCTCGTCATACTAAATCAGAATTTGCATCTACTTTTTTCCCCTCTTATATTATGGGTAGAAAGCCCAAAATGAAAATTATGCAAACCACTCATACCGGAGAGTTAGCTGTAAGGTTTGGTCGTAAAGTCAGAAACTTGATGGACCAAAAAGAATATAAAGAAGTGTTCCCAGAAGTAAAGCTACAAGCTGATAACAAATCTGCTGGACGTTGGGAAACCAACAAGGGCGGTGAATACTTTGCTGCTGGTGTTGGCGGTGCTGTTACTGGTAGGGGTGCAGATTTACTTATTATTGATGACCCACATTCAGAGCAAGATGCTATGAGTCCAAATGCTTTAGAGTCTGCTTGGGAATGGTATACATCAGGACCTAGACAGCGTTTACAACCTGGCGGAGCTATTGTTTTAGTTATGACCCGTTGGAGTTCAATAGATTTAACAGCTAAGTTGTTGGAATCGCAAAAAGAAGCTCTTGCTGACCAATGGGAGGTAATTGAGTTTCCAGCAATATTTCCTGAATCAGATAACCCTTTATGGCCTGAATTTTGGCCTAAAGATGAATTATTAAAAGTAAAATCATCTATTCCTGGAATTAAATGGAATGCACAATGGATGCAAAATCCTACTGCTGAAGAAGGAGCAATTATAAAACGTGATTGGTGGCAGCGTTGGAAGCATGACAGCATTCCGCCGGTAAAATATATTATGCAGTCTTACGATACTGCTTTTTCTAAAAACCAAACGGCAGACTTTTCTGCAATATCTACTTGGGGTGTTTTCAAACCAACAGAAGATTCTCCGGATTGTTTAATATTGCTAGATTGTCAAAAGGGAAGGTGGGACTTCCCAGAACTTAAAGAAATAGCTATGCGAGAATATACTTATTGGGAATGCGACATGGTTTTGATAGAAGCTAAAGCATCAGGCACACCTTTGACCCAAGAGTTACGGCGTATGGGAATACCAGTAGTAAATTATTCACCGACAAGAGGCCATGATAAACACTCTCGAATGCACTCAGTTGCGCCAATATTTGAGTCTGAAATGGTTTATGCTCCAATGAAAACTTTTGCAGAAGATATGATAGAAGAATGTGCTTCATTTCCATTTGGAGCTAACGATGATTTATGTGATACTATGACTCAAGCTTTGATGCGTTTTCGTGAGGGAGGTTTTGTTTCTTTAGCAACTGACTATGAGGACCAAGAAAGGCAAAAAGTTTTTAGAACATATTATTAGGATTTAGATATGGTAATAGAAAGACAAGGACCAGAAGATTTAATAGAAACTACCACAACACAAGACGCAGAAGAAGATAGCCAAATTATTGATGTTATTGAGGCTTTGCAAGATGATGAAATTCAAATGCAAGATGATGGCTCTGCTTTATTAGGCCCAGAAGAGATGGAAATGCCTGAAGTAGGTTTTTCTGAAAATTTAGCTGAGGTTGTTTCTGACAAAGAACTTACAAAAATATATTTAGAGTTAATCAGCGGTATAGAAAATGATAAATCGAGTAGAAAAGATTGGGAAAAAACCTATACGGATGGACTTAAATATTTAGGAATGAAGTTTGATGACCACCGTTCAGAGCCTTTTGAAGGTGCTTCTGGTGTCATTCATCCTCTATTAGGAGAATCTGTAACACAATTCCAAGCCCAGGCTTACAAAGAACTTTTACCCGCAGGCGGTCCAGTAAAAACTCAAGTTGTTGGTGCCTATAATGCTGCATCAGAAGAACAAGCACAAAGAGTAAAAGAGTTTATGAATTATCAAATAATTCACGTTATGGAAGAGTATGACGAAGAACTCGACCAAATGTTGTTTTACTTACCTTTAGCTGGTTCAGCTTTTAAAAAAATATATTACGATGAAACTCTTGGAAGAGCTGTATCAAAATTTGTAGCACCTGAAGATTTAATTGTTCCTTACTATACGACTGATTTAGAATCTTGTCCGAGGATTACACATGTTGTAAAAATGCCAGAAAACGAAGTAAAAAAATTACAAGCAATTGGTTTTTATAGAGATGTAGAAATAGATTATGGCGATAATAAACAATATTCGGATGTTGATACAGAAAAAGAAAAATTAGAGGGTATAGAACCTGGTTATGATGATGGTGAAGTTTCTGTTCTATATGAAGTTCATTGCAATCTTGACTTAGAAGGTTTTGAGGATATGGCCGAAGATGGTGAACCAACTGGCGTAAAACTACCTTATATAGTGACTATTGATTCGAATAGTGATTCTATTTTATCAATAAGAAGAAATTATGCAGAAGAAGACCCCATGCGAGTAAAAACAGAATATTTCGTACATTTTAAATTTTTACCTGGACTAGGTTTTTATGGTTTTGGCCTTACGCATATGATTGGAGGTCTATCAAAGGCATCTACATCAATTGTAAGACAGCTAATTGATGCAGGTACTTTAGCAAACTTACCTGCTGGTTTTAAAACTAGGGGTATAAGAATAAGAGACGAAGATGAACCAATACAACCAGGAGAATTTAGAGATGTTGATGCTCCAGCAGGTTCTTTACGTGATGCAATACAACCACTTCCTTTTAAAGAACCAAGTGGAACATTGTTAAATTTATTAGGTCTGTTAGTTCAATCTGGTCAAAGATTTGCATCTATAGCAGATACTAATATAGGTGAGGGTAATTCACAGGCTCCCGTAGGAACAACACTTGCTTTGATGGAAAAATCAAGCAAAGTTTTATCTGCCATACATAAAAGATTACACAATGGTCAGAAAAAAGAATTTAAACTGTTAGCTAATATTTTTGCAGAAAGTTTGCCTCCTGTTTATCCATATAATGTTTCAGGTGGTAACATGCAAATTAAACAGGCTGACTTTGATGACAGAGTAGACATATTTCCTGTAAGTAACCCCGATATATTTTCAACTAGCCAGCGTATTGTTATGGCGCAAGAAATGATGCAGTTAGTTCAATCAAATCCTGAAATACATGGACCAGGAGGAACTTACGAAGCCTATAGAAGAATGTATGCTGCTATTGGAACAGATAATATTGACCAATTACTTATACCACCGCCTGATACTACTCCTAAACCAGTTGAATCAGGTATGGAAAACAGTGCTTTATTAATGGGTGGGCCGGCTCAAGCTTTCCCAGAACAAAATCACGATGCACACATTGCCTCTCACGTTTCATTATTAAACATGGGTCCGGTGCAAATGAATGCTCAAGTACAGGCCAATATTCATTCACATATAATGCAACACTTGCAACTTAAAGCAGATGCTATAGCTCAACAACAAATGCCACAAGAAGCTATGCAACAATATCAACAGTTACAACAACAAGCACAGCAAGCTCCACAATCTGAGGCGACGCAAATGATGATGCAAGCGCAAAATCTGTTAGCGCAATTTAGTTCACCAATAATGACTGAATTAGTGCAGCAATTTACTGAGCAAGTATCAGCACCGCCAGAGGAAGACCCTCTTGTAACAATTAGAAAACAAGAACTAGCTCTCAAAGGGCAACAGCTATCTCAGGAACAAGACCAGTTTGAAGTAAAAGAAAGAATGAGAATGGAAGAAAAACTGCGTCAAGATGATATAGATATGGAAAGAATAAGGGCGCAAAGAGATATTGCAAATTTAAAAGACGATACTACAAGAGATAGAATGGACCAACAAAAACAACTAAAATTAATTGATATTGGTTTAAAACAGATGTAAGGTATCACATATGAAAAATGTAAAAGTAGTAAAAGGAAAGCAAAATTATACTGGTAAAGGCAGCGTGCCTTTCAAAGCTGTAGCAGAAGCTCCAAAAAATCTAAAACATACAACTAAGCCTGGATATGGCAAAGGTAAATGTAGAGGTATGGGCGCTGCTGAGTTTGGCGGTAAATTTTCTGGAATTTATTAATGTCAATTCTGTGGTTGCAAGAGCAACTTACAAAAAGAATTGCTGAAAAAAAAGATGATATTCAAACTGCTATTTTAAATGGCACAAAGGATAACGAGGAATATCACTATCTACGTGGGCGTTACAATTCTCTCGCCGATATAGAGACTGAATTAAGAGAATTGCTAAATAAGGTAGTAGAAAACGATGAGCAAGGTAATAGTTCCTGAACATGTCGCAAGAGCAGTAGAGAAAGACTTACAAAATCAAAAAACAGTAAACACGCCAACAGAAGATGGCGGTCCTACAAAACAAAAAAAACCAGAGTTAGCTGAAAAAGTAGATAATGCTTTTGTTGAAGCTACTGCTAGAGTTTTAGACCCAACATTATTAGATAAATCTTTTTTAGAAAGAATGCCACAACCTTCAGGGTGGAGAATTTTGATATTACCTTATAAGGGTAAAGGTGTTACAGAAGGCGGAATACAGTTAGTAAAAGAGACTGTTGATAGAGAATCTTTAGCTACGGTAGTTTCATATGTAGTCAAAATGGGTCCTATGTGTTATTCAGACAAAAACAAATTTGGAGATACTCCTTGGTGTAAAAAAGGGGATTGGGTATTAATTGGTAGATATGCAGGAGCTAGGTTTAAACTTGGCGATGATGCAGAATGCCGTATTATTAACGATGATGAGGTTATTGCGGTTATTGGAGACCCGGATGATATTGTCAGCGCATAACGTGAGGAGGATAAACTCATGCAAGAAAATATAAAAGAATTAAACGAAGAGGTGGTTGAAGAATCTCCAGATGGTAGTGAGGTTGTTGAATTAGATTCTGAAGAAAGTTCTGAGCAAACTGAAGAAGTGGTTAACGAATCTGAGCCTGAACAAAAAGCAGAAAAAAAAGACGAAGAATTAGATGATTATTCTCAAAGCGTTCAAAAAAGAATTGCAAAGCTTACAAAAAAAATGCGAGAGCAAGAAAGGGCTGCAAATTCAGCTTACGAATATGCACAGTCTTTGCAAGCAGAAAACCAAAAACTAAAAGAAAATAATACTAATGCCAACAAAAATTATTTAAATGAAGCCCAGAATAGATTAAATTCTCAAAGAGCGCAGGCAAATGCAGTTTTAAAAAATGCTTATCAAGAACAAGATTGGGATAAGGTCACTAAAGCACAAGGCATTCTTGACAAAATAACAGTTGAAGAAAGTAGATTGGTTAATTCTCAACCAGTACAAGTAGAACAACCAGCATTCTATCAAAACAACCAAATGACAGCGCAGCCACAAGCTCAACCAAACGAGCAACCCGACCCTGCTGCTGAGGATTGGGCCAATAAAAATGAGTGGTTTGGTGAAGATGAGACTATGACACTAGCTGCTTTTAATATTCATAGAAAATTAGTAGAAGAAGAAGGTTTTGACACTTCCGATACTTCATACTATGATGAGATAGATAAACGTATAAGAGTTGAATTTCCACACAAGTTCTCTGAAGGTGGGGAAGCAAAATCTAACAGTAAAGCGCAACAAAATGTTGCACCTGCTGGAAGAAGCATCAGCTCAGGAGGAAAACGCCAAGTCAAACTAAGCGCAAGCGAAGTACAAATGGCAAAGCGTTTAAATGTGCCTCTTAAAGAATACGCTAAGTACATAAAAAGGTAATTATTATGACTGAAAATAAAAATAAAGAGACAAATAACAGAACACCACGTTCTGCAGAAGTTCGAGCTAAAGATACTGCTCGCAAACCATGGCGTCCCCCATCTATGTTGGACACGCCTCCTGCTCCTGAAGGTTTTACCTACAGGTGGATAAGAGCCGAAATTGTCGGTAATGAAGATAGAAAAAGTGTCATGTCTAGATTACGTGAAGGCTTTGAGCTAGTGCGTTCTGAAGAGATAGGAGATTTTGAACTTCCTACCATGGATGATGGAAGGCACGCTGGAGTTGTGGCCGTGGGTGGTTTGCTTTTGGCAAAGATTCCTAATGAAACACGTGAAGAAAGAAACGCCTATTATTCAAATCGTGCGCAAATGCAACAAGAAGCAGTTGACAATAATTTGATGAAAGAATCTGACCCAAGTTCTCCGATGTTAAAGCCTCAGAGAACCACAAGCGTAACTTTTGGTGGAGGAAAAAGAGATTAGCTTTTTCTTCTTTAATAAATTTTTAATATAGGTAAATATTATGGCTAATATTAATGCACCTTTTGGTTTAAAACCTATTGGAAAAATAGGCTCGGCTTACAACTCTACAGGAAATACCGAGTACGAAATTCTATCAGGCACAACCGGAAGTATTTTTACTGGAGACCCAGTGGTAATGAAAGCTACAGGCGGCATAGCCGTTGCTGCAGCTGGAGATTTATTGCTAGGTGTTTTTCAGGGTTGCTCTTTTACTGATTCAAGTGGAGATAAAATTTTCTCTCCTGTTTGGACTGGTGGAACAGTAACAAGTGATTGTAAAGCTATGGTTGTAGATGACCCAGATGTTTTATTTGAGGTTCAATCTGCAGCAACAGGTTCTGTAGTACAAACAGTAGTTGGTAACAACTGCGATATTGTCTATGCAACTGGCTCTACACAATCAGGGGTATCAGGCGTAAAAGCAAGTGGCACAACAGGAACTGGAACTGCCCAGCTAAGAATCATGGGTATTTCAAACGACCCATCAAACAACGCTCTTGGTACAGGAACTTTATCAACAAATGTTAATTTCATCGTCAGAATTGACGAACACTTTAACAGAACAGCTGCGGGAGTATAATCATGGCGATAAATAGAGCGCAATTAGCGAAAGAATTAGAGCCAGGTTTAAACGCCTTGTTCGGTATGGAGTATGCTACATATGATAATCAGCATACTGAAATATTTGATACTGAATCATCAGATAGAGCATTTGAAGAAGAAGTAATGATTGTTGGTTTTGGTAACGCATCAGTAAAAGGCGAAGGTACCGCTGTCGAATATGACAACGCTACTGAAGGTTTTACTTCACGTTATTCACACGAAACAGTTGCTTTAGCTTTCTCTCTAACTGAAGAAGCAGTAGAAGATAATCTTTATGACAGACTCGGTTCTCGATACACAAAAGCTTTGGCAAGGTCTATGGCCAATACAAAGCAAATCAAAGCCGCTGCTGTATTAAACAACGCATTTGATACAAGTGTTACTGGCGGAGATGGACAACCTCTTGTTTCTAGCTCTCACCCCCTTGGTGGCGGTGGAACTACTGCAAACAGAGCAACCACTCATGCTGACTTGAATGAAACTTCACTTGAAGATGCTTTAATTGCTATCTCAAATTTTGTTGATGATAGAAATTTAAACATTGCTCTTCAAGGTAGAAAGCTTATCGTGCCTAATGAGCTGCAATTTGTTGCTGACAGATTACTACAAACTCCTGGTAGAGTTGGTACATCTGACAACGATATAAATGCAATCAGAAATATGGGCATGATTCCTGAAGGATATGTTGTAAACAACTATCTAACAGATTCAGATGCTTGGTTCCTTAAAACAGACTGTCCGGATGGATTTAAACATTTTGAAAGAAGTCCAATGCAAACATCATTAGAAGGTGATTTTGATACTGGTAATATGAGATATAAAGCCAGAGAAAGATATTCCTTCGGATTCTCTAACTGGAGAGCAGTGTTCGCATCACAAGGAGCATAATCTTTATTGATTGTTTAAAGGGAGTTTCGGCTCCCTTTTTTTTTGCTGGAAAGTAATATACAATCAAAAGACTAGGATTTATTAACTTGTTCTACAGACTGACCTAGCAGACAAGCCAAGACAGTAGAACTTATTTTTCGGGAGAAAAATTATGGCAAAAAGCACTTTCTCAGGCCCAATACAATCTTTAGCAGGATTTATTTCGGCAGGTAATGCAAACGTTGTTAGCTTAACAGCTGATACCACACTAACAGTTGCTTCTCATGCAGGTAAAGTTCTTACTTGTAATGACGCAGACGGTAAATTTACTTTACCAAGCATTGTAGCTACTACACCTGGTAGCAATGAAGACCCAAATCAATTAAACAATTTAGGTGCTACATTTACTTTTGTTATTGAAACAGCAGCTACAGACTTAGATATTAAAACTGACGGAACAGATAAATTCGTTGGCGGACTGTATATGGGTAAAAGCGATGCAGCAGGTAAAACATTCTTTTCAGGAGCTAGTAATGATGTTATTACTTTAAACGGCAGCACTAAAGGTGGCATAGTTGGTACTATTATTAAAGTAACTGCTATCGGTTCAGCTAAGTATGCGGTAGAAGGTATTAACCTTGCTTCTGGTACCGTTGTAACACCATTTGCTGACGCATAAGGGAGTAAACAATGGCAGATACAGTAACTTCTCAAACCATTCAAGATGGTGAAAGAATCGCAATATTGAAGTTTACTAATGAATCTGACGGTACAGGAGAATCTTCTGTAAAAAAAGTAGATGTTTCTGCGCTTAGTACAAATAGCGTAGGACAAGCTTGTACTGGCGTTTCTATTGCTCGTATATATTGGGCAACTAGAGGAATGGCAGTTGATATAGAGTTTGATGCTTCTACTAACGTTTTAGCTATACCATTACCAGCAGATAGCACTGGTGATGAATACTATGACGACAGGTTTAGTGGTATTCCAAATAATGCAGGTTCAGGAAAAACTGGAGATATTGATTTTACTACGGTAGGTCACTCGGACGGTGATGCTTATTCAATAATTCTTGTTTTGAATAAAAATTATTAATGAATGGCAGTAAAAAAACCCAGAAAAAAGTCTAAACCTATACGCAGGACTACTGGTAAAGGTGGAAATTACCGCCCTACTAAAAGTGGGGCGGGTATGACCAAAAAAGGTGTAAGAGCTTATAGAAAAGCGAATCCTGGAAGTAAACTAAAAACAGCTGTAACAGGCAAAGTTAAAAAAGGCAGTAAAGCTGCAAAAAGACGTAAATCTTATTGCGCAAGGTCTCTAGGACAATTAAAACGTAGCTCTGCAAAAACAAGAAATAATCCAAATTCAAGAATACGTCAGGCAAGGCGAAGGTGGAAGTGTTAAATGTACCCTGTTTATAACAAATTTTACTATAAGCCTTTGCCTGATTGCATAACTGTAAAACAAAGTAAAATAGAAGGTTTAGGTCTATTTGCTTCAGAAGATATAGAAGAAGGTTTTGATTTAGGCGTTTCTCATATTAAAGTACCTATAATACATGGTTTTGTAAGGACTTCTATTGGTGGTTTTCTAAATCATAATGTTGATTCAAATTGCGAATTAGTTTTAGAATTAGATTGGGATGATTATAAAGTTTATAATGTTGTTACAACAAAAAAAATTAAACAAGGTGAAGAGTTAACTCTTAACTACCATATAGACGAGTTAGATTATGGCGAAAAGTAAAACAAAAAAAGATGCCTGTTATCACAAAGTAAAACGTAGTGCTAAAGTTTGGCCAAGTGCTTACGCAAGTGGCAGATTAGTGCAATGTAGAAAAGTAGGCGCTGCTAATTACGGAAAAGGTAAAAAAAGAGTAAAAAAAGCTATAGGCGGTGTTGTTTGTAAGAATATAAGAGGGCAAGGCGCCGTAATGTCAAGCAAAAGAAGATAATGGCTAAAGAAGGTTTAAAAAAGTGGTTTTCACGTAACAAAGGCAAAGGTTGGGTAGACTGCAAAACAGGTAAACCATGCGGTAGAAAAAAAGGTGAAAAAAGAGGTTATCCTGCTTGTAGACCAACAATGGCTCAATGTAAGAAAAAAGGTGCTGCAGCAGCTATAAAGAAGAAAACAAGTTCAAAAAGAGTCAACTGGCAAAAAAAATCTTTAGGAGGCGCTATCAAACAACAAAACAGAATTAAAATGAGTAATGGTGGTTTTATAGCCAAAGGTTGTGGTAAAGTTATGAATGACCGCAGAAAAGTAACTACAATAAGTTAGGAGAATAAAATGTTTAAAAGAACTAAATACTATGCAGGTGGTCCAGCTAAAAAGACTAAATATATGGCCAAAGGCGGTAAATACATGTCTAATGGTGGTCCAGCTAAAAAGACTAAATATATGGCTAAAGGCGGTAAATACATGTCTAATGGTGGTCCGGCTAAAAAAACTAAATATATGGCCAAAGGTGGAAAATATATGTCTAATGGAGGCCCTGCTAAAAAAACTAAGTACATGTCTAAAGGCGGAAAATATATGTCTAGAGGTGGACCTGCAAGAAGATAAAATTTTGTTACATAATTAGGAGGAAGAATTATGTCATATTTGATTTCAAACATACCTCAGTTTAAATGCTGGGTTAGAAAAGAATTTACAGCTAATCATCAAAAATATCATGGTGAATATTTGCATGCTTTAGCTATTGCCGTAAACACAATACCTGACCGTTCTTTATCTTTTCAAGTGGTTTTTACCGGTTGTGAGACAGATTTAGAAGATTACCCTGATGAAAATATACATGGCGGCGCTATGTGGGCTAGGATGCCCATACAAGCTCTTGTAGCAGATATAACGTTTCCAGATTGGCCACAACCTATGGAAGACCATTTAGCACAGCCTTGGGATTGTCTAAGCCACCACCATTCTGTTGTTACTATGGACAGAGTAAGTTCATCTCCTTGGATATGTAAAATAGGAGGAGAGTTTTACACAGGAACATACATGTTTACGGTCGATTATACAGAAAATAGTATTGCTGATGATTCTGCTCAACATAAGCAATCACATGTGTTATATTTAACAGACGCTGGTGAATATACTGGTAACTTTGTAGCCTTACCTAATAATAGAGTAAGAGCTACAAATCCTGCTTTATGGCGTGTTGGCGAAGGTCCACCAGATTTTTCTCCAAGTCAATATATTCATTCAGCAGAAAAACATGATAGTTATATGGACTCATATACAACATTTGATAATCTATATAATCAAGATGATAGGAGTGAATGATGACAGAATTAAGCGTAGCAGCAAAAAGAAAATTAATTAAAGAGTTAAAGGGAGCTTCAAGATTACATGCTAAACAAGCTAAACAAATTGAAAAATCTTTAAAAAAAACTAAAAAGAAAAAATAATGGCACTATCAGGTAGCACAAATTTTGAACCTAATGTAACTGAGTTTGTAGAGGAAGCTTTTGAAAGATGTGGTCTAGAGCTTCGCACAGGTTATGATTTAGTAACAGCAAAACGTTCTATAAACTTGATGCTTGCTGAATGGGCCAATAGAGGTTTAAATCAATGGACAATACAAGAAGGAACACAGACTGTCACAGAAAATACCACATCTTATACTTTAGATTCTAACGTAATAGATATTTTAGATTGTAATTTACGTAGAACAGATGGTTCTACAACTACTGAGCTATCCATGCGCAGACTTAGTAGAAGTGAATATTTAAACATACCTGTTAAAGCAACTACAGGAAGACCATCACAATTTTTTCTTGATAAACAAAATTCTGCGGTTTTAAAAATATGGCCTGCTCCAGAAAACTCTACAGATGTGTTAGTTTTCAATAAAATAGTAAGAATGGATGATGCAGATACTGCTATAAATACTATGGATATGCCATTTCGTTTTTATCCATGTTTTGCAGCAGGTCTTGCGTATTATATTTCTGTAAAAAAAGCTCCAGAAAAAACACAAATGTTGAAACAAATGTATGAAGAAGAATTTGATAGAGCTGCATCAACAGATGAAGATAGAGCTTCTTTTAGAATTAGACCTGATTTAAGAATAAGATAATGGCTTATGCTTCAGGAAAATTCGCAAAAGCAATGTGTGATAGATGCGGCTTTGAGTATAAGCTTTTAGAACTCAGGAAAGAATGGAATGGTCTAAAAACTTGTCCTGAGTGCTATGAAACCAAACACCCACAATTAGAACCAACTCCCACTGTAGCAGATGCACAGGCTTTATACGAACCAAGACCAGATAATGACAAAGAGGTGGGCTTTGGTTATGTTCTTACAAACAATGATAAAATTTTAGGAAACTCAATTGAGGGATTTAAAATGACATCATCTTTAGGAGAGGTTACAATCACAGTATGACTTATTCTGAATTAACAACTTTAATACAAAATTACTTAAATAACGATGAGTCAACTTTTGTTGCAACAATACCAGATTTTGTAAAAAATGCAGAGGAAAGAATTTTTAATTTAGTACAAGAAGATGTTTTTAGAAAAAACGTGCAAGGAACTTTAACAACGGGTAGTAGATTTTTAACAGCTCCAAATGATTTTATTTTAAGTTTTTCACTTGCTGTTATTGATTCTACTACAAATGATTACAGATATTTATTAAAAAAACACCCAAGTTTTATGCAAGAATTTACTCCTGATTTAAATGACACAAGCCTGAGAGGTTTACCAGAATATTATGCTGATTTTGATAAATCTTTTGCAACATCAAGCAGCTCTGGTTCAACAATTACAATAGCTCCAGTTCCTGATGCAGACTATACAGTTGAATTGCATTATCTTTATAGGCCAACAAGTTTAGTTTCCGATACATCTGGCACATGGTTGTCAAATAACGCAAGAGATGCGTTGTTATATGGAGCTTTGATTGAAGGACATACATTTATGAAAGGTGAGCCAGACATGCTCGCTAATTATGAAAACAGATTCACGCAGGAGATTGCTAGAATAAAAGTACGAGCCGAGGCAAGAGGTAGAAGAGATGAATACCGATATGACTCACTCCGCTCGCAAGTAAGTTAACTTAAAAAAAGGAGAAACATATGGAACGTCTTTCTGAATTAGAAGAAAAAAGTATAGCTATAGTCGGCATGGGAAAAAGCTGGTTTGATTATAATATGGCAAAATCACATGGGGCTGAATTTGATGAAGTCTGGACTATAAATGCAGTTGCCGATGTAATATTCCATGATAGGGTTTTTATGATGGACCCAGCATCCAGATTTTTAGATTCAGATGATGCTGGAGGTCAAACGAATAGTATGATTAGAGTTCTTCAGAACCATCCAGGTCCAATTTATACATGCGAGTTAGATGAAAGATGTCCTGGATTAGTTGAATATCCAATAGATGAAATATTACAAGAATACGGTTGTCATTATTTCAACAATACAGTTGCTTATGCAATAGCTTTTGCTTTGTATAATAAAGTAAAACATATTCAATTGTTTGGCGTAGATTTTGGTTACAAAGGTAATTTATATTTTGCAGAGGCAGGAAGAGGTTGCGTTGAGTTTTGGTTAAGTAAATGTATGAGCGAAGGTATAAAGGTTGAGGTGGCACAATCTAGTTATTTGCTTGATGCTGCTGTTCCTGCTGAAGAAAAATTATATGGCTACCATAGATTAGAAGACCCTTTGTTAGTAATGGGCGATACTGAAGGTAATTTAAAAAGCATGAAACGTAGCCAAGGTATTAAATATCAAGAGCCAGAACCTCCAAAAGAACCAACTTTAATAGACAGGTACGATAGTCATATTAAAAAAAATCAACCACCGGAACCTAAAAAATGGTAATTAAAATAACGCCAGATGGAGTTCCTGAACTCGGTATGGTTGAGGTATCTACAACCAAGTTTGGCGGACACTCTCCTGAGTTTTGGGCAGAGCAACTTACTGATAAAATAGTTGGTTGTTCTGATGATAATGAAGAACATATTAAAGCTCAGGCAAGAGCTTATAGAGATTTAATTTATAAAGTATGTTTGATATATATTAAAAATGCTATAAAATCATATAAAGCTACTTTGATACAAGAGTTATCTAAAGGTGGTAGCGAAGATTTAGCAAAAATAATAAAAGGTATTTAATATGGCAATATCATCAACATTAACAACCAGCTTTAAAGTAGAGCTGCTAACAGGTACGCATAATTTTACAAACTCAAGTGGTAATAGTTTTAAATTAGCTCTATACACAAGTTCAGCAACATTAGGAGCAACTACAACAGCTTTTACAACAACTGGGCAAGCAAGTGGAACTAATTACACATCTGGCGGAGCTGCGCTAACTAATGTTACTCCTTCAGCAACAGGAACGACCGCTGTTACTGATTTTAACGATTTAACTTTTAGCACAGCTACTATCACAGCTAGAGGTTGTATGATTTATAATGACACTAACGGCGATAAGTCAGTTGCTACTATTGACTTTGGCGGTGACAAAACATCTACTGCTGGTGACTTCACTATTGTATTTCCAGCAAAAGCAGCAAGCACGGCTATTATAAGAATAGCCTAGCCTTATGGCTAACATAACTGGTTGGGGTAGAGGCACTTGGGGTGAAGGTGCTTGGAATGAATCTTTACCAGTTACTCTTACAGGGTTAGCAGCTACAAGTGCATTAGGCACTATTTCTCTTGTAACAGAAGCTAATATAACTCCTTCTTCGCAAGTTGGTACTACAGCAATAGGTACGCTTACATTTGATTGTGAGGCTAATGTAATTCCAAGTGGTGTATCTGCTACTTCAGCTGTTGGAACTCTAACAGTAGTAGCAAAAGCTAATGTCACACCATCTTCTCAAATTGGTACAACAGCTTTAGGCACATTAAGCACTGTTGCTAAAGCTAATGTAGTGCCAGCCGGTCAGTTTGCAACTTCAGCAATTGGCGGTGTTGGAGTTAATGGTAGTGCTGTTGCAAATGCTACAGGAGCCATTGCAAATTTAGGAGCAGTATCTGTTGATGTAGACGGCGAAGCAAATGTATCTGTTACAGGCCAGAGTGCTACATCTGCTGTTGGCAGCATTACAGTAAATCACAATGAACAAGTTATTGTTACAGGTATTGCTGCAACATCTCAGTTGGGTGATGTTACTCTTGGTTTAGGTGTTGGTGTAAGTGTTTCTTTACCTGGGATTTCAGCAGAATTAGGAACCATTTGCGTTTGGGGCCTTGTAGATGATTCGCAGACTCCTAACTATTCAACAGTTGATGAATCACAAACTCCAAACTATACTACAGTATCAGATACACAAACTCCTAATTGGGATGATGTTGCTGCATAGATAATGTATAATTTTTACGAGGTATATAAATGGCAAGCACATATGTAAATGATTTAAGATTAAACGAGCTGGCTACAGGTGATGGAGCCGGAACTTGGGGTGATACAACCAACACAAATTTAGAACTTATTGCAGAAGCCTTTAGTTTTGGTACAGAAGCAATAACCACAAACGCAGATACTCACACTACTACAATAGCAGACGGAGCAACAGACCCTGGAAGGTCGTTGTACCTTAAATACACAGGTACACTCGACTCAGCTTGTACTATTACTATTGGCCCAAATACTGTATCTAAGCTTTGGTTTATAGAAAACGGCACAAGTGGTTCACAAAACATAATCATCTCACAAGGTAGTGGAGCTAACATAACCATACCAGCAGGAGATGTAAAAGCAGTTTACTCTGATGGAGCAGGTTCAGGAGCAGCAATAGTTGATGCTTTTGCAAGTCTTAATGTAGTAGATTTAAAAGTACAAGATGATTTAACAGTTACAGATGATGTAAGTGTTGGTGGAAATACATCAGTAACAGGAACAATTAATGGCGTAAGTATTCTTGCTGATGCTACAAACTTTACTGACAGTATTTTAATTAGTCAAAACGCAAGTACAGGTACTTTAGATGCTGCCAATAATAACACAGGTCTAGGTGATACTGTATTTGCTGCATTAACAAGTGGAGATAATAATGTAGGCATAGGTGCTGATTCTTTAAAAGGTTTAACAACAGGAAGTAGTAATGTAGCTGTTGGTTTTGCTGCATTAGAAGCTAATACGACAGCATCAAGCAACACTGCGGTTGGATTTACAGCTTTATTGTCAAACACAACAGGTGCAAACAATACAGCAGTCGGTTCAGCTTCTTTAGATGCTAACACTACAGGAAATACAAACACAGCAATAGGTAAAGATTCCTTAGGTGCAAATACAACTGGTTCTGAAAATACAGGTCTTGGTCATAATGCCTTAGAATCTAACACTACCGCATCTTATAACACAGCAGTTGGAAAAAATTCTTTAAGAAACACCACTACAGGAGCTGAAAATACTTCTGTTGGTTGGAACTCTTTAGCTAGTAATACTACTGGTGCTGAAAATGTTGCATTAGGTTCTACAGCTTTAGATGCTAATACTTCTGGTGCTGAAAATGTAGCATTAGGCTCAGGAGCTTTAACAGATAATACCACAGCTAGTAACAATGTAGCAGTTGGTCGTATGGCATTAAGGGACAATACGACAGGTACACCAAACACAGCTATAGGTCATCAAGCAATGATTGCAAACACCGAGGGTGGTTCAAATGTTGCTGTGGGTAAAAGTGCATTAGATGCTAATACGACTGGTGGTTCTAACATTGCAATAGGCGTAGATGCTTTAGGAGCTAACACTACAGCAAGTAACAACACAGCAGTTGGTAAAGATTCTTTAGCTGCAAACACTACAGGTTCTCAAAATGTAGGTTTTGGTTCTTTTAGTTTGCAATCTAATACACAGTCAAATAGAAATGTTGCATTAGGTTACAATACATTATCTTCACATAACCTTACCTCAGACTCTAATGGATATAATACTTGTGTAGGTTTTC